ATGTTTGACAGTTTAACTATTGATAACGACCTTGCAGAAGTTGACAAGGTTATCAGAGATTATTATGAATTAGGAGGAACAGACAATGCAGAAACCAAATAATTACGATACTACACAGGCAGCAGGAGAATTTGAACCAATTAAGCTCGGTGGCCATAAGATGGTAATTAAGCAGGTATCAGAGAAAGAATCCCAAGGCGGACTTGATATGCTCATTATCTTGTTTGATTTTGCAGAAGGAGACGAACAGGCCGGCTATTTCATGAAACAGTTTGAGAACGATATCCGTCCAGACAAGAAATATCCGAATGCAGGTACTAATTACATGGTTATTGATGAGGGTGTAGATTATGGTGTCCGTAACCTTAAAACATTTATCACATGCGTAGAAAAATCAAATCCGGGATTTGCCGTTAAGTGGGGCGATAACTTCGGGCAGCAGTTTAAAGGAAAGCTGATCGGTGGAATCTTCCGTCTTGAAAAAGACTGGTACGATAACAAAGAAGTAAAACGTCACAAGCTTGCATGGTTCCGAAGTATTGAGGGAATTAAGGATGCAGATATCCCAGAAGAGCGTACCACAAAAGCCTATGACGATCATCTGAAAGAAGAAGCTATCATGGGAGCAAATCCGTCAGGTACGGACTTTATGAGTATTCCAGACAGCGTGGCAGATGATGTCCTTCCGTTCAATTAAAAGGATGTGTTTTTAATGGTTATACAAGCGGACACAAGAGAACACAAAAAGGAATGGGAACGGATTCAAAAACAGTTTGATGACATTGGAGTACAGTATTTCAGATCAAAGTTATATTGTGGAGATTATCAGTCGCTTGACAACGCAAAGCTCTGTATTGACCGTAAGAAGGATTTACAAGAGCTTTGTGGAAATGTCTGCCAGCAACACGAAAGATTCAAGGCAGAACTTATCAGGGCACGTGAAGCCGGTATTCAGCTGATTATCCTATGTGAACATGGACCAGATATTAAATCAGTTGGCGATGTGTATTTTTGGGAGAACCCAAGGAAACACAAAGTTATCTGGAGGACGATAAACGGCAAAAAAGTAAAGACTGTAATCTCTGACAAGGCTGTTGATGGCTGCCAGTTGTATAAATCTCTCTGCACAATCAGAGATAGATACGGAGTCCGATTTGAATTCTGCACGAAAGAAGAAACTGGGTGGCGGATCGTGGAGCTGCTGTCATGACTAAGGGAGAAATCAAACAGTCAGTAAAAATGCCAGAAATTCTCTCCAGGTACGGGCTAAGGCCGAATAGAGCAGGATTTATATGTTGCCCTTTTCACAAGGAAAAGTCAGCATCCTGCAAAATCTACGATGATTCCTTTTACTGTTTCGGCTGTGGAACCGGTGGCGATGTGTTTGATTTTGTGATGCAATACGAATCCGTCCCTTTTAGTACGGCGTTTATTGAGCTGGGTGGCACTTATATATCAAAAAAAGGTAAAAGCCGCAACCAGATCAGACATGAAATGCGAGATATTAAATCAAAAAAACACAACCCTGTTCAGGATCCTAATGAGATTGAGCAGGTAGAAAAGAACATACTTATGTACGAAACAGCACTAAAAACGTTCCCTCCTGATTCAGAAGAGTGGTATATGTGCCAGTTCAACCTTGAAAAAGAAAGAAGCAGATATGAAATATTGTCAGCTAAGGCAGGAGGTGAGAAGCATTCTTGAAAATATTGAAAATTTGCAAGCAAATGATTTTATGCAGAAGCAACTGTATGAAGAACTTTTTTCGATAAAAAGTAAAATCGACCGTTCAGAAGCTAAATTTAAGTTAATGGACAGGGCGAAGAGTGTAAGAGTAAAAAGCATAGCCGAGGAATTCATAAAAGAATTCCAGAAAGCAGAACAGGACAAGGAAAAAGAAGAAAAAGTAAATCGTTCCATGCAGTTAGTTGAAAATATCACAAACTTTTATGAGGATGATATTGGAAAAGAATATCCCAACATGGCTTGTGGCAGCTGGATAGCTACAGAAAACGGAATATTTTCTTCTGAAACATCCAAGGCGAGAGAACTTGTGTGCCACCATCCGATCATGCCGATACGTCGACTGAAAAATATTGAGACAGGCGAAGAACAGATCACAGTGGCTTTTAAAAGAGATGGATACTGGACAGAAATAACTGTTCCAAAAATCGACATTGTGACTTCCAGGGCGATAACTAATCTTGCAAGGTTCGGTGTGCAGGTCAACTCAGAGAATGCAAGGCTTCTTGTGAAGTATCTGGCGGATGTTGAAATGTACAATGCCGATATGATCGACATACAGCACTCTACGAGCAAGTTAGGGTGGCATGGCAATGCATTTGTACCTTACGACCTTTCAATCGTTTTTGATGGCGAATACCGCTTTAAAACACTATTCCAGAGTATACAGGAAAGTGGAGACTACTTCAAGTGGGTGACTCTGGCCAAACAGTTACGGTCGTGCGGACGATTAGAACCACGAATAGCACTGGCGGCATCTTTTGCAAGTGTGCTTGTGCAACCACTTGACGCGCTGCCATTCATTGTGGATTTCTACGGACAGACGGGCGGCGGCAAGACAGTAACGATCAACATAGCTGCATCTATCTGGGGAAACCCGTCGCCAGGATCCTACGTTGGGAATTTCCGGTCAACAGATACGTCATTGGAGACAAGGGCAGACATGCTTAATAACTTTCCGATGATCCTTGATGACTCTAAGAACGCTTCTCAATATATTCGGGACAACTACGAAACATTGATTTACAATCTCTGTTCCGGTAAAGGGAAAGGAAGATCAAATAAGGACCTCGGAGCAGCTAAGGAGAATACATGGAGTAATGTAACCATTTGCAACGGCGAGAATCCTATTTCAGAATTTGCAGATTCCGGTGGAGCAATCAACAGAATTATTGAAATTGAGTGCTGCGAAGATATTTATGAGAATCCAGCAGAAATTAATAGCACTGTAATGAAAAATTATGGTTTTGCTGGAAGAGTATTTGTTGGAAATCTAAAAAAATTTACACCGGATGAGCTGAAAGAAATGAAGTCTGAGATTGAAAAGGGCTTTGATGGATATAATTTCCCGGCAAAGCAGGTAATGGCTATATCTACTCTTCTACTAGCGGATAAATTAGCTACAGATTTCATATTTAAGGATGGACGTGAGCTGACAGTCGAGGATGTTGTGGACATACCTACACGCAAGAAAGACGTATCGGAAGGACAGAGATGCTATGAGTTTATCATCGAAAGTCTTTCTGTGTACGGGCAGCACTTTGATGCGCAATTCAGTTGCGATCAGTGGGGATTTAAGGAAACACCAGATGAGTATGGAGATGTATATGTGTATTTTTATCCGAAACCTCTTGAAAATCTCCTAAAAAACAACGGATTCTCCAGAAAAGCCTTTTCAGCATGGGCGATTAATCGAGAATTAATTAAGCATACAGGAAAAAGGGATACGGTAATAAAAAGAGATGGGGGAAGTGTAATGAGACTTGTTGCTGTAAAGATTATTGATATAAAAGATCTTGAAGACGAACAGGAAAATGAGCATGTTGAAGCTGATTTTATACCTGCTAATACTGGAACAAGTGTTCCGTTTTCGTGATTTGTAACCATGTAACCATGTAACCCGCGGAAAAGCATGTGTATAGGGAATAAAAAAATATATAAAAAAATCATATATACATTGCAATCTCCTATAGGAAAACCTTGGTTACATTGGTTACACGGTTACATAACTCTGAAACCCGCATAAAATAAGGGTTTGCGGTGTAACCAATGTAGTTGAAATGTTGGTTACACGTTGGTTACAAAAATAAAATGATTACACAAATTAAAAAATAAAATTAAATTGTATGAAAATTCAGATTGTTACAATTGGTTACTAAGGCATAAGGAGTGGTTACAAAAATGAAAAAAGAGAAGCTTAATAAAAAACAGCGGTACGCATTGGACACAATGTTGTCTGGCAGTAATGTTTTCCTTACGGGAGATGCAGGAACAGGTAAAACAACGGTTATTCAAACGTTTATTGATGAGGCGGAAAAAGCTGGTAAAAGTGTTCTGGTATCTGCTACTACTGGAATAGCTGCGGACAATATCGGATATGGAGCGACTACTGTGCATCGTGCATTGAATATCTCAATCAAATTTGAGGATTACAAGAAAAAAGTGAAATCCAGAGCCGAACTGTTGAAGGAAGCGGATATTCTTATTATTGACGAGATCAGCATGTGCCGGTTCGACCTGTTTAATATGATTGCGAAGACGATCATTACAGAAAATGAAGAGAGAGCAGTTGACAGACTTCTGATCGGAGAGGACAAAGAAGACATTCAGTTAATCGTGATAGGTGATTTCTACCAGCTTCCGCCAGTTATTACGACAGACGATCGAAAAATTCTCTGTCGGATGTATGGATCTGATTATGGAAAGGGTGGAAAGTATGAACATGGATATGCTTTCATGTCTGAATACTGGAAAGAAATGGGATTTGAATATATCAAACTTGATGAGGTATGCAGGCAGAATGATGAGGGATTTAAGTATGTGCTGAATGATATTAAATATGGCAACAATATTAGAAAATCCATTGCATATCTGGAGAACAACGAATCAGACAAAGTTATACCGGAAGCGCCGTTCTTGGTTGGCACTAATGCAGAAGCTGACAGAATTAACAATACTTTCCTTGGCAAGTTGGATAAAAAGACCGAAAAAGTGTTTCATGCAGCAGTTGACGGCGAGCTAACATCTGCCGATATTAAGAACATTGCATTTGCCAGAGAGGACTTAATTCTTAACATCGGTGCAAAAGTGATGATTACAGTCAATGATTTGTCTGGAAACTACGTTAATGGAACGATTGGCATCATTCAGAAAATTGTGGAAAACGGAGAATTTGAAGAATCTTATCTGGTTATCAAAACTGATAAGGGCAAAACAGTTAGCTTATATAGATACAATAAAGACATTGAGAAACAGGTTATTGAGGAATCCGAACAAGAAAAGGATGGTCGGAAGATCGTGAAAGAGAAGATTGTCCGTAAGAAAGTAGGCTCTTTCTCTCAGTTCCCGGTAAAACTTGCCTGGGCAATCAGCATTCATAAATCACAGGGACAGACATTTGAAAAAATCAACATTGACCCTTGCTGTTGGGATCCTGGACAGTTCTATGTGGCTGTTTCCCGGGCTAAATCAGCTAACGGCATACATTTTATCAGACCGATAAAACAGAGCTATATAAAGGCGTTTAGCAAGGATAACGAGCGACTTCTTGAACAGAGTTTTGAGGTAGAAGAAGGTGCGTAAGTATGAGAGTGACGCATGAGCAGATACCGAACACCATAAAGTTTTTACAGATTGACTTTCCGGCACTGGTCCTCCAGACTGCCGGAATTGAGGCAAAAGATGAATACTGGCAGCAGGTAGTTGAACAGATCCATGTTGTATCTGAAAAATATAACAAAAATGGATTTGTAGATCACATGCTTGTTGCTTATTCGAATTATCTTTCCAAGATGTTTAATAAGGCAAAAGAATTGGAAAAGGAGAATCAAAATGCCGTACAACACAAAGAATAGATACGAACAGGGACAGGCTCTCAGAAAAGAAATATATATGTATATCGTCAGTTATATTAAACTGGTTGGATATGCACCGTCGATTACAGAGATTTCTGAAAGGGTGGATGCCGGGAGAGCTACGGTCTGGAAGCATATCAATAATCTAGTTGATGATGGTTTGCTCAAGACGAACCATCTTAGCACTGACAGGGCATATACTCCGGTTGGGTATGGAATAAGAAAGACAAGCAAGGAGATAAAATGAAACTTTATGACATTGTTACAACAGATGGTACATTCGTCGATAGTATGAGCAGAATAGAGATTTTGGAACGGTTCGGGATTTCTAAGGGAGTCTTTCAAAGATATCTGGATAATGGCGATCTGTTAGAAGGGAAATATCAGATAAATGATTATGACTGTGACATAAAAGCAAGGAAATGTAAGGACAGGGAATTATTCTTACAGTTTGACATTCTGACTCAGAAGATAAGGAGGGCTGTTGGATGGGAAAATTGAAGATCAAAAAGCCAAAAATCCAAAAGAACTCAATCCCTGCGCCACTTAATATAACCAATTTTACAATGGAACAGATATCCAGACAGACTGGCGTAAGAATTGAATCTCTTAAAGCATATTTGAACGCCAGAGAACAGGAAATCAAAGAGCAGCTTATCAAAGAATCACAGGAAAAGCTGTGGAAAGCAGAAGATTATATTGCTGTGGCAAATATTTTGATTTCTGTAATTGCAATCAAGAAAGCATGGGGATTCAAGAAAGCGAACCAGAATTTCATTGATAAGATTACCGAAGCCGAAAGATATGTTGAGGAAATCGGCGTTGTGGCAGCATATAAGGAAATTAAGGAAGAAATGGGTTTGCAGATTGAATTTGATTCTTTTGATATTAACAAGGAATTTGGATTCGGAGAAAGCGAGGTGATGCCAGATGCAGAAACAGTTAATAATTGATTGTTTCGCAGGCTGAGGCGGAGGTGGCGCTTCAGTAGGAATTGAGATGGCACTCGGCAGATCAGTAGACATAGCAATCAACCACGACCCCGACGCTATCCTGATGCACAAGACGAATCACCCTGGAACACTGCATCTGACAGAGGATATTTTCAAAGTAGATTTACAGAAATATGTCGGAAATCAGCACGTAGCGTTGATGTGGGCTTCCCCGGACTGCACAAGCCATTCAAAAGCGAAAGGCGGTCAGCCGAGGAAACAAGGGCTTCGCATTCTTCCATGGGCTGTATATAAACACGCAAAAGCAATTCTCCCAGATGTGATTATCATGGAGAACGTGGAAGAAATACAACAATGGGGGCCATTGGACGAGAAAGGACATCCGATCAAGGAAAGAGCCGGTGAAGATTATCGAAAATTCATTTCAGCAATGAAAAATATTGGTTATGAATTTGACAGCCGGGAACTGGTAGCTGCGGATTATGGAGCACCGACTACAAGGAAACGTTGGTATGCAGTGTTTCGCAGAGACGGAAAACAGATAGTATGGCCAAATCCTACACATAATCGTTTCGGAATAGACGGTCTGAAACGATACGAACAGTGTGGAGACTACATTGATTGGTCAGACTTAGGCAAAAGCATCTTTGACCGTCCAAAACCATTAGCAGAAGCAACACAGAAACGCATTGCAAATGGAATCAAAAAATATATCGTTGATAATCCAGATCCTTACATTGTGCAGAGCAAAGATGCACTGGCATTTATCATTCAGTACCATGGAGAAACCAGGCAAGGCGATTCCAGAGGACAATTACTGACTGAGCCGATTAAGACTATTGATACATCAAACAGATATGGTCTTGTGACAGCTTTTATCACGAAATATTACAAGACTGGAATCGGTCAGGGATGTGATGAGCCGTTGCATACGATAACTACATCACCCGGTCACTTCGGTGTGATATCCGCTTTTCTGGTTAAATATTATGGGACAGGATGCGGACAGGTGCTTAATGAGCCACTCGGGACTATCACCACAAAAGATAGATTCGGGCTAGTAAATGTTCTGGTTGATATCCATGGAGAGAAATACATTATTTCAGATATCTTTCTCAGAATGCTAAAACCGGAAGAATTAAAGGTGATGCAGGGATTTCCAAAAGATTACATCATTGATCGGGACTATAAATGGAGAAATTACCCGATTGCAAAACAGGTAGCAAGAATCGGGAACAGTGTTGTGCCAGTTATGGCAGAAGCACTTGTGAAAGCTAATTGCCCGTATTTGAAAGTCGGAGAACGCAAAGCTGCGCCGATGATTTATTTACAGAATAACGGACAGGTAGCATTTGGATAAATCAATCATGGAGGACTGCACAATAGCGTGTCAGTTACTTACATGGGGAAAGTGAGGATGGAAAATGAAATTATATTTCTACATTTTAGACAATGACAGAGAATTCAATCCGGAAACTAGAACATTCGGAGACCCTGTTTTTAAAGTCAGAGTTGAGGAATGCGAGGTAATTGAGAAACCAAAGACGTACAGAGCAGTAGCACAGTTTCCAGAAAGACTTTACATTGGATATGTAAAAAAAGAAGATATTGGAAAAATTTCTGGTTCTTCAACACCGTACATTGTGTTGGAAGAACCTAATTATCAGTTCGTAAAAGAAACATTCTTGGAAAAATACAATAATGATATTCGCAGATTTAAAAACATAATTGCAATGTACGAAAATAAGATAGCTGCGGTTGAGAATTACAAGGAGGACGCAAAATGTTAATCAGAAGTCAGAATAAAGAGATATTAGTTAATTTTAATGTATCAGCTGGTATCGAAATTGCAGAAGGGACTACAAAAACAGTTGTAACATCATATATCACTGGATGCAGTTATTTACTCGGAGAATATTCCACAAAGAAAAAAGCTATCAAGGTACTGGACATGCTTCAGGAAGCCTATGTAAATGGACATATTGATCATCAGATGCCAGATGATAGTGAGGTGGTTGTATGAAGTACAGAAAGAAACCAGTTGTAATTGATGCAGTACAGTGGACTGGCACAAACCATCGAGAAATGTTCGATTTCCTGACGGACTATCAGTGTACAGACCAGTACATGTCGGCAGAAGGTAAGAATTTCTATATCGACCATCGGAAGGTTCCAGGCGGTCTGGTTATTAAGACGCTTGAGGGCGAACATCTGGCGAATATTGGCGATTATATCATCCGCGGTGTTCACGGTGAATTTTATCCGTGTAAGCCAGATATATTCAGAGAAACTTATGAGGAGGTGGAAGCATGAGTGATGTAATGGAATTTGTTCAGAACGAAGATGACACATTTAGTGCATACGATAATACCTATGGCATTACAATACATTGCGAGACAAAAGAGGAACAGAAGGAAGTTATTGAGCGTTTAAAATCTACTAACTGGATTCCGGTATCTGAAAAAATGCCGGATAAACGTGACTGGTGCCTTGCAGTATTCAGAGAATCAGATACAGAATATCAATTAATTCCAAGGGTTGCGGAGTTCGTGAATAGACCAGATGATGAGCATGCGACGGCTGATGGTTGGCATATTATAGATTTTTTTGAAGGGGTGAAAGAATATATAAAATTGTTAAAATGTGTTGCGTGGATGCCGTTGCCAGAACCATATAAGGAGGGCTAAATGGGATATTGCAAATTAGAATGCCCGAACGGTGAAACTGAGTGTTGCATCTGCTGTGAGAAACAAGACGATTGCGATAGCCGGTGCGACATGATGGACAGTTATGAATATGCAGAGGAGTGTGAAGATTATGAGATTGATTGATGCAGACGAATTAATTGAATACATTAAAGCTTTTGAGATTGGCACAAGTATTAGTTCCGACCAAAAAGAGTTTATTGACTGTATTAATAGACAACCAACAGTTTTTGATGTAGATGAAGTTGTTCAACGGTTGGAAATGTTAATCGAAAATAAAGTTTCAGAATCGGGTGACGATTGGTATACAGCTCAATGTCTGAATGAAGCAGTTGAAATTGTGAAAGGCGGTGGGAATTGAATGGGTAGATTAATAGATGCAGAAGAATTGAAAGAACGATTTTGTGAAGAAAACTGTGGCAAAAACAGATGTGTTGATCACATGGATAAATGTGCATGGATTTTATCAGTAGAAGAAAGTAAAACAGCTTTTGATGTGGACAAGGTTGTGGAGCAGTTGAAAACAAAAAAGGCAAGAACTGCTGCATTACAGAAAGCATCGGAGTATTTCGAGGGTGAAACTGATGCGTTTGAAGTTGCAATCAAAATCGTGAAGGATGGGGAGAGTTGAATGAGCAGTGCAAGTACAATATTCGGAACAAAAGCGTATGTATGCGCAAGATATTTTCTTAGGCCGGGAAAGTGCTTCAAATACATTGGCCAGCACGGCGAGGACGTCACAGAACACGTTTATGAAGTCATGGCATTATATCCGTACTGTGTCCTGCTAAGAGATACCAAGAATGGGGTCAGAACTTGTCCGGGATATAACACTTTGAGCCTGATGCTGAGAGGAAGTGAAGTGAATGAGTAAATCAGTATTAGTAATAGATACACCAGAGAATTGCTATGATTGCCCGTTCGGAACTTCATACTGCGGCGAACTTGAATATGAGGGATACTGTGAATTAGCCGATTGTTTAGATTATGATGTAATTCTGATGACAGAAGAGCATTATGATTGCGAAAGTAAATCAAGACCTGATTGGTGTCCGCTTATGGATTTGCCAGAGAAAGACAATGGAGATTATCCGTCCAATACATCTGACGCTGGCTTTGTGGAGGGCTGGAATCAGTGTATTGATGAGATTGCAGGAGGAGAGGATTCTGATGATTGATTTAACAGGAAAAAGCGTGTTTGTAAAGACGCAGGAAGAATATTTGAGTGTTCTGAAAATAGCAAGGCTTCAGGGATTCGTATGGGTGGGAGGAAACCATTTAGACCCTATCGAAATTCCATTTCCAAGTATATTGAATTTTTACAACGGTAAGATTAGTACTTACAGAGATGCTGGAAAGGCATTATATAAAGCATCCGAAATCGTCGAAGATGAAGAAAAAATCAAGGATGCAGTAAACCTTGTCAGAACGTTCGCTAAATGCCCAGACAGAACAGCATTGACGGATACATTCATTGAATCGTTGAAGTTACTTGCAGATACTGTAGAAAGTCAGATGGAAGAGGTGAAGTAGATGAATCTTAGAAAAGCTACTCTAACCGACTATGGAGTGCCGCCGGATGATATACCGGCGCTTCAAAGTCATTTCAGACACCTTGACGAGAATGACAAATATAATCTTCTGCAAGTGTCAATCAAATATGCGCCAGGCATAGAAACGCAGATATACGACAGTATAGTGAACTGCATAGGATACCGAACAATGGAACGATTCCGAGATATGCCGGTATCTGAAAATGATTTCTACGGATATAAGCGCAGGACTATGGCAGAATATTATCATTTGGCAAAATTGACCGGAAGATTATAAAATTGAAAAAAAACTAAAAGTGGTGTAGAGGTACACAACCCCTAGTATGGTATTATAGTGTATATAACTATAGCTATGCTAGGGGATTTTATGTCTGGAGGTGAGAACGTGGGAATGCCAATGGGGAAACCGCCCATGTATAAAACAGTAGATGAAATTGAAAAAAAAATTGAAAAATATTTTGAAGATTGTAAAGGACATCCTTTGACTGATAGCAAAGGCAAGCAGGTATTTAATAAATTTGGTTCACCAGTTTTCGTAGACGTTCACCCTCCGACCGTTACAGGACTTGCTCTGGCCCTTGGATTTACAAGCAGACAGGCTCTTTTAAACTATCAAGCAAAACCAGAGTTTGTTGACACGATTACGCGCGCGAAAGCCAGAGTGGAACAGTACGCAGAGGAAAGGCTATTTGATCGTGACGGTTCAAATGGCGCTCAGTTCAGCTTAAGAAATAATTTTAAGGGATGGGATGCTGACAAGAAAAATGATGATTCTGGAGATGGAAAGATTACGATTGTAAATAATATTCCAAGGCCGGAGAAATAGAATGAATGAGAATCCGATTAATCTGAATGAAATTATAGCTCCTGCCTTTTACAATGTGTTCTGGGACATTTTGGACGGAAAACACACCTATTATGATTTGTATGGTGGGCGTGGATCTACTAAATCATCTTTTGTGGGTGTCATGATTCCTTTCCTGATGATGCAGGACGCAGAGAACGGTATAATGTCAAATGCCGTTATTTTCCGTAAAGTTGGAAACACACTTAGAGAATCCGTTTACGAACAGATAGCATGGGGAATTGACGCGCTCGGAGTCAATGAACTATGGGACACCAGTGTAAGCCCTATGCAGTACACTTATAAGCCTACTGGACAGAAAATTATATTCAGAGGACTGGACAAGGCCAAAAAGACTAAATCTATTAAAGCAAGCAAGGGATATTTCAAGTATCTCTGGTTCGAAGAACTTGACGAATTTTCGGGCATTGAAGAAATTCGTACAGTGCAGCAGTCAGTCCTTCGAGGTGGCAGTAAGTTTATTGTATTTAAGACATTCAATCCGCCAATTAGCCGGAGCAACTGGGCGAATGTGTATGTAGAAGAGCCACGAGACGACAGTTACAGGCATAAGAGTGATTACAGATCAGTTCCTGTTGAATGGCTTGGTCAACAATTCCTTGATGATGCGGAGCATCTTAAAAAGACAAATCTAAGAGCCTATCAGCATGAATACCTTGGATTACCTGTTGGACTCGGTACAAATATCTTTGAGCTGTTGGAAATCCGAACGATTCCAGACGAAGAAATTCAGAAGTATCAAAGCATCTATCAAGGACAAGACTGGGGATGGTATCCGGATCCCAAAGCGTTTATTCGTGTGGCTTATGTACCTAATCAGGACAAAGTTATCCTGCTGGATGAGCTTGGCGGATGTAAAATTCGAAATACAGTAATGGCTGGCCAGATAAAACAAAAGGGATATGATGATTATTCAATATCTTGCGGAGTTGATGAAGAAGAAAGTATTATTGACTTCCGAGATGCAGGGCTTCCAGCACGTAGGGCCATTGTTACACCGGGAAGCCGCAAATATACTTTTGAGTGGTTACAGTGCCGAACATTAGTCATTGATCCGGCACGAACGCCTAGAGCATACAAGGAAATTATCAATTATGAGCATGAAGTAGATAGCAATGGAGAAGTGATTGCAGATTATCCAGATGGCAACGATCACTGGATAGATTCTCTCAGATACGCAACCAGTCCATTGTCCATGAGAAGGGGGCACAGTGCATAAAATGTTAGATAGGTACTTTTCAGATAAAATAAATAAATTCTTAAGCATCGGTTTAAAAATATATGGATCATCTGACATTAACGAAATCTTAAAAGTTGTAGAATATGAAGACATTATTGTGCGAGATACTTCTGTAAGATGGATGGATTTTAAAAGGTAGATTAAATGGGACTTATAACAACACTAAAAAGGTGGTTTAACATGATTTTCAAAAAACAAGCCGAAGAGGATTTTAACATCCAGGCGGCAGAATTTCCAGAAATGGAATCACTGATTAACCGGTGTGCGAACATTTACAGAGGTGCACCGGAATGGCTAGATGATAAAAACAATATCAAGACGATTAATTTTGCTAAATCTGTGTGTTCTGAGACTGCCAGACTTGCAACACTGGCGATTGGTATTCAGATTGACGGTTCTGCAAGAGCTACGTGGTTACAGGAGCAGATAGACAAGGTGTATTTCCAAATACGTCACTGGGTAGAATATGGCTGCGCTTACGGAACCGTGTTCATTAAGCCGAACGGTGAGAGCCTCGACGTATTTACTCCGGCAGATGTGATGATTGTGGATTATGATAATCAGGAGATCAAAGGGATTATATTTAAGGATTCTTATACGGTTGGTCGGAAATACTACACAAGGCTCGAATATCACAGATTTGTTGAGACAACAGTGGACGGAGTAACAACCTATCCGTATTATGTTTCCAACAGAGCTTATGTATCAAAATCTCCTCAAAGCATCGGAGACAAGATTGACCTTAAACAGACCAAATGGGCAGATCTAATGGCAGATACACCGCCGATACTCAAGGCAAACGGCGAAAAACTGGACGGACCATTGTACGGAGTGTTGCGGACACCACAGGCGAACAATGTGGATATCAGTACACCACTTGGACTTCCAATATTTGCAGAAGCTATCGAAGAATTGAAAGACCTCGACATTGCATACAGCCGTAACGCCGGAGAGATTTTTGATTCGCAGAAGATTGTTCTGGCAGATGATAGGCTGCTGATGCCAAGCGGTACACCTGTAGCAGCCATGTCACCACAGGGCATGGAGAACAGACGTAATGAGATGAACTTACCGCACTTTGTCAAGAATGTATTCGGACAGGACGAGAAAGAGTTCTATCAGGAAATCAATCCGGTTCTCAACACAGATACCCGTATAAGCGGCATAAATGCCCTTTTAAGCCAGTTAGGGTACAAGATTGGATTCTCTAACGGGTACTTTGTTTTCAACGAATCTAGCGGTATTCAGACGGCTACGGGAGTAGAAGCGGAACAGCAGAGAACAGTGCAGTTCATAAAAGATGTTCGAGACAAACTGGAATCCTGTCTGGACGAAGTTATTTACGCACTGAACGTCTACGCTGATCTGTACGGACTTGCACCTGTCGGAGCTTATGAAGTCAATTACGATTTCGGAGATATCCTCTATGTCAGAGAAAACGACCGTGCAAGATGGTGGCAGTATGTGACAACTGGAAAAGTTCCGGCATGGATGTATTTCGTAAAGTTTGAAGGAATGACTGAAAATGATGCGAAAGCAATGGTTAAAGAAGCTCAGCCAGACGAACCAACATTATTTGGAGAGGAGTAAAAAGATGGCAGATAAACCAGTAACAAGGGAAGAAAAATATCTTGCGTACTTGACAGGTGATTACACGGGCGAACTCCCGAAACCGATCACGAGAAAAGAGAAGTATTTATACGAATTATGCTTAAAAGGAATAGGCGGAGAAATCTCGCCAGAAGAAATCAGGAATGCAGTAAATGAGTACCTTGAAAAGAATCCGGTCAAGCCCGGAGCCACGACAGAACAGGCACAGCAGATTGAACAGAACAAGACGGACATTGCTTCGCTGAAGGAAGATATAGGCAATTTAGATAACGCAGTCTTTAATGTAATACAAGAACCTAAAGATTGTACATCTGATGCTACTATTCTATCTGATAAATTTGCGTGTATATTTACAGGTGCAGATAAGAGGCTCTTGATTTCCATAAATGACGGAGAAAACCTCTGTGACTGTTATGTAATTTCTGTGAATGAAAATGATAAATTCCAAGTAAGAGGAACTGTTTATAATGGTACTCTATATTATCCGCTGATAATAATGTCGAGTGCTTCTTTTGTTGATAATAACATAGAAAATGGTTCACTTGTTACTGCTGAAAATGGAAATTACAATTATTGGGGAACTGGAAACGAAACGGAAATTTATGAATTCGTAATTCCGAAAGGAGTAAAAACACTATTTGTAAATAAGTTTGTTGGTGCATCTGAATTTTTGTTGAAAAAGTATGTTGATGTAAAAAAAAGTAGAATTCCAACAAAAATTAGCGAATTAGAAAACGATACTCTTTTTCTTAGCAACGAAATGTATGCACCTGAGTATAATATTTATACTGGACAAATAAGAGGTTCAGGCGATTATTTGCCTGATTATGAGGTAAAAGATGATGGCGCATATCAGGTGACAGAAATGATACCGGTATCGAAAGGGGATAAGATATATTACAGCGGAAGTTTCTATTCTCATCCAGCGGTAGCTATTTATAATAAATTGGGGGTATATGTATCTGATTTATCTAAAAATCTGAAACTATATACCATATATAATAATGTGGAAGTTGGGGAGGCTACGTGTGATGGTTTTGTGGCAGCTTATTCATATAAAAAAAATGGTGAAGACAATGTAAAATTGGCTCTAAATGTGTATGGAGACAAAGCCAAAAACGAAGTAAAAAGTTGTTATAAGATGAACTACTTATATGTGGCAACCACTGGAAATGATGAATCAGGAGATGGAAGTGCAAGTAACCCATTCGCAAGCATTTATCATGCTAATGAAGTTATCCATTCAAACTCTCCCAGAAATAGATTTACTATCATTGTAAGAAATGGCACTTACACGGACTTGCAAGAAAGATATTCAGGTATTGGTTCAAGCGGTGCTTATCAAGGAGTGAGAACAAAGCCTTATGTATACTATCAAAGTGAAACACCGGAAAGACCAGATTTATGTGTGATAAAATGGGATGGGGCAACTGGATTAACGACACCATGCAATCTTTCTGATGTAAACGATAAAGCACCATTTCATGTGTATGGTGAATTATTACCATTCTGTATGCACACGAAAATTAGAGGTTTTACTTTTGACTGCAAAAATACAAGATATTCTGTGCATATTGAAATGGCAGGGGCTACTTTAGGAAATGAATGGGCATTTGAAAATTGCATATTCAAATTTTCTGGTCGCCCAGACATAACGGATGAAAATAATAAAACCGCCCCTGTCGTGGGAATAGGAAGCGGATTTTCAGAAAATGGAATGTTTAGGAATTGTATTTTTGAGAATCTACAAAGCGGATATAATCAAGCTATAAATGTTCATGATAATGAGTTCATGCAACTTGATATTACACCATACATGCTAAAAGGATTTACATATGTAATAGATGGATGCTTATTCAAATCGTGTAATTTGATTGGACTGGGTTCAATTCATCAAGCAGAAAATAAATATGATATTGATAATATGCTGTATCTTAAACAGTGTAGTGGTGTAGATACAGTTAATGCTAACGAAAATATGAAATACAAATTTATTGACATCTAATTAGCTAAAGAGGGCGACTCTGGCAATAGCAATAGATATGAGGAAATCCCTGTATTTACAAGGGTTTACGACTCATGGACTTTTGGGACGAGGGCCTTAGTTAACCAGTAAAAAACAAAACATGTACCACAACATTTATCGAAAGAGGTGATATACTATACTTAGTCCAGAATATTTGCAAAGAATTGCAGAGGGTAGCGAACAGATTGCGGAAGAATTGCATCAGTATATCATCTCTGAGATTGTGTCAAGAATGATGGCAAGAATTGGCAGAGGTGAAGATTATATTCTGACTAATGCCGATGCGTGGGGAATCAGAACACTACAGGAATCTGGTGAGCTGCTAGAGGACATTCTGGCAGAATTATCCAAATACACCAAACGCGAACAGCAGGAACTTCTTGAAGCGTTTGAAGATACCGGAATCACTGCAATGAATTATGATGATAAGGTATACAAGGCGGCAGGATTAAGTCCTGTACCGCTCGAACAGTCACCGGCTATGATAAGGCTCATGGAGCGAAATATGCTTGCGACTATGGGAGAATGGCGGAACTTCACAAGAACAACTGCGAGTGTTGCTCAAAGGCTCTATATCGAGCAGTGCGACCTTGCGTATAACCATGTAATGACTGGGGCAGTTGGATATACGCAAGCCATCAAAGAGGCGGTTAATAATGTCGTGAGTGATGGTGTTACCGTCACATATCCATCTGGCAGAAAAGATACAATTGAAACAGCAGTTGCGCGTTCTGTCAGAACTGGTGTGGCTCAGGCTGCGGGAGATATATCCCTAAAACGCATGGAAGAAATGAACTGGGATTTAGTTCTGGTTAGTGCTCACATGGGAGCCAGAACAGGTGACGGCGGTGAGAATCCGGGAAATCACGCATGGTGGCAAGGAAAGATATACTCTCGTTCTGGTAAGAGCAAGAAATTTCCGCCGTTCTCATTGACCGGATATGGAACGGCAAGTGGACTGTCAGGGGTCAACTGTCGGCATAGCTTTGGGGCAAGTGACGGGGAATTTAATCCCTATACAGAACTATCAGCGCAGGACAAAGCCAACAAGGGAAAGCAGTATGAAAAAGAACAGCGGCAACGTGCTTATGAGCGAAGAATCCGCAAAACAAAGCGTGAAGCCCTTGGAATGCAAGCGGCGGTTGATAACTGTAAGGACGAACAGGCAAAATTCGCACTCCAACAAGACCTTGACCGGAAGTCTTATCTTTTGCAGAAACAAAATGCTGCATACAAAGATTACTGCAAGCAGAATGACCTGAGAGAACTACAAGACCGGCTTATGATAGCTAAGTGGAACCGCCAGAACGCCGCAAAATCCAGAGGAGCGGCAAAGAGATATAAAACAGCAAAGGGGATTGACTGATGGATAGATGGGAGTATTACAATCCGAATCCTGCCGGGAATCGAGTAGGAGATTGCGTTGTCCGGGCAATATGCAAAGCAACCGGCTTCGATTGGGAAACGGTATTCGCTGGATTAATGGTACAGGCATGTACTCTGTCAGATATGCCGAGCGCAAATTATGTCTGGGGAGCGTACCTCTATAAACGTGGGTACAGACGCAAACTAATTGAACAATCAGAACGTTATATCTATACAGTCGATGATTTTTGCACGGACCATCCGACAGGCACGTACATTCTCTGCATAGATGGTCATGTAGTGACGGTACAAGAGGGCAAATATTTCGATACATGGGATAGTGGTAATGAGATCCCGGTATATTACTGGGAAAAGGAGAGCAAATGAGCATATCAGAATTTGTACAGATTTTCCTCTCAATCTGCGGAGGGGTGTCTATTGTCGGAGGTGCGGCAGCAGTAATCTTTAAGTGGATTACACCGGCATTCCGACTTAATAAGCGGGTAGAGACACTGGAAGAACATGATAGACGAGATTATGAAAATCTTCGGAGAATCGCAGAACGAGATTCATTAATTCTGGAAGTGTTATCAACCATGCTGGATAGTCAGATCAGCGGAAACAACGTCGAAGAATTAAAAAAAACAAAACAGAAGCTTACAAATTATCTTGCGCAGAATCAACGTTAGCATTAGTAAGGGGTATGCTCATGAAATTATATGTGTTCACGAAAAAAGATATAGACAGGTTCTTGATAGAGTGCAATTTCACACCGGACGAAGAAAGACTGTTCCGGCTGAGATGCAAGGAATATACGCTCGAATACTGTGCTGAACAGATGAATGTGAGCATATCTACCGTAAAGAGATTAAGCAGAAGAGTAAACAGTAAGATTATAAAAGTATGCTAAAAGGAGAGGCAATTTACCCCTCCTTCTTTTTATGCAAAATCTTCTTTTACAGCTCTTTCAAGCAATAAAATTACGTATTCTGGTGGATTTCTTTTACCGCCTTCCCAGTTTTCAATTGTCCTTTTGGGAATTTTGTATTTATCGGAAAAAGCCTGCTGGCTTAATCCAGAAAGTAAACGAATCTCTCTGATGTCCATTTCATTCACCTTCTTACTTCCAGTGCTTCACAATATCCCCGTCATAGTGATCGGGCGCGTCCTCGTCCGGGTTGACGCTTTCCAGAACGTAAAACGCTGTTCTGCGCTTCTGGTCACACTTTGTCAGGTGCTCCCATTGTCCCTCCGCTTCCTGAAGGGCTTCTTCTTTGTCCTCAAATTCATCGGTGAAACAATCACCGTCTACATAATCCATGATTATATACTTCATTGCTCTGCCTCCTAGTTAATCCCGATAACTTTAACCCGGGTCTGTAAAATATCATCCGCAGGCTCCAGGATTTCAAAGTCAACGATAAGCTCCTCGCCGTCCTGATATACGGCGATTGTTTCGGACTCGAGAAGCTCCTCGCCGTCCCCGTTTCCATCCCAGAGCTGACCGAAAAAATATTCTTTGCCAGCTTCAATTGTGTTCTCTGCTCCGATGACGTATGATAATGTGTTTAATTTCATTTTATCTTCCTCCTTGATTTTTTGTTCTTCCCTGTTTCTGATGTTATCATACCACTCAGTGGGTGATATGTCAATACTTTTTTGATACTTTTTTGAACTTCTTAGATTAATACTTTTATGCAAAAATATAATCAGAAAGGCGGTGTATAAGATGGCATTATATAACAATCCTTATCAATATAGTTTTGGCGTTCCGGGACAGATGAACCAGTTCCAGCAACAGCCTGTCCAGATGCCAACCCAACCAGTACAGCAGCCACAGCAGAATAATAGCGGTATTTTGTGGGTATCTGGTGAAGTCGGTGCAAAATCCTATCTGGTAGCACCCGGGACAAGTGTCTTGCTGATGGACAGCGAAAGTGAAAAGTTCTACATAAAATCTACAGACGTTTCTGGTATGCCACAACCATTACGGACGTTTGAGTATCATGAAATAGGCACTCAGATGCCACCTAAGCAGCCTGTTCAGAACATGGACAGTAAGTACGTCACCAGACAAGAATACGATGATTTAAAAGCCAAATGCGACGCTATAGCAAGTCGATTAAATTCATTTTCTGAACCTGTTAGAACTAATACTGTACAGGAGCCAGCAATCAAGGGAGGAAATGCAGATGAGTAATCCATTATTTAACGCACTTGGCGGTGGGATGCCACAGGGAAACGGACCAATGCAGATGATACAGCAGTTTATGCAGTTTAAGCAGAATTTTAAGGGAGACCCGAAAGTAGAAGTTGAGAAGATGTTACAGTCTGGGAAGATTTCCCAACAGCAACTTAATCAGGCTCAGCAGATGGCAGGGCAATTCCAACACATGCTGAAAGGAATGAAATAGTACATTACAATCTGGCCAGATTGATGTAAATACACAAAAAGGAGATTATAACTATGGATGGAAATTATAGCTTAGCAGATATTGCCGCTGCTACTGGAAACGGTAGAAATAATGACGGCATGTTTGGCGGAGACGGTAGCTGGTGGATTATTGTTTTATTCATTTTTGCTTTCTTCGGATGGGGAAACAACGGCTGGGGCAATAATGGCAATGGCGGCGGATATGCAGCCACAGCAGCTACTCAGGCAGATATTCAGAGAGGATTTGACAATTCCGCGGTAATCAGCAAGCTTGACGGAATCAACAACGGTCTCTGTGATGGATTCTACGCAGTGAACAACGGTATGCTTACCGGTTTTAACGGAATCAACACAAACATCATGCAGACTGGCTTCGGCATTCAGCAGGCTATTAATGCCGATACTGTAGCGAATATGCAGAACACCAACGCTTTACAGGCGCAGCTTGCGAACTGCTGTTGCGAAACCAGGGAAGCTATCCAGGGTGTAAACTACAATATGGCACAGAACACCTGTGCATTGCAGAACACCATGAACAGCAACACAAGAGACATTATTGACAGCCAGAATGCAGGAACAAGAGCCATTCTTGATTATCTTTGCAATGAAAAGATTTCTAACTTACAGGCTGAGAACAATGATCTCAGACGCGCCGCTTCTCAGGACCGCCAGAGTGCATTGCTCACAACTGCAATGGCTTCTCAGACACAGCAGCTCATTAATGCAATCAATCCGGCACCGATTCCGGCATATCAGGTTCCTAACCCGAACACATATTACGGATGTGGATGCGGATGCAATACTGGATGTAATTGCTGATAACTTCATATCGAGAGTATCTTTCGATTGATTTCGGATGTCGGCTTATGCCGTATTACACAGAGGGGCAGGCTGAAACCTGTCCTTTTGTGATACGAAAGGGGTAAAAATTATGGCAGAATTTACAAGTGTAGCTGCTCAGACTGTAGCAGCAAATGGAAACGTAGTATTTTCAAATACAGCAGTTAAGGGTTCTAACTGCATTCAGCACAGAGAGGGAAGCGGAATCATCACTCTAAGAGGACTGACTAACCAGTGTAAGGCGAGATTTTTCGTGAATTTCTCCGGCAACATTGCAATTCCCACAGGCGGTACTGTCGGAGCTATCTCACTGGCTATTGCAATTTCTGGTGAGCCGGTTCTTTCTTCTCAGATGATTTCCACACCGGCAGCAGTAAATCAGTACAATAATGTGTCCGCAGGTATCTATATTGACGTTCCTTGTGGATGTTGCGTTAATGTCGCAATAGAAAACACAAGCGATCAGGCAATTTCTGTTGCGAACGCAAACATTGTCGTAACCAGAGAAGCGTAGGAGGTGTGATTATGAGAGACATTAAGGATTTATGTGCAAGAATCGAAGACGAGCTGTCCAAAATCGCTGACAGTGGACTGACCACTGGAAATCTGGAAATGACATACAAACTGATTGATATGTATAAAGATATCAAGAATACGCAGTACTGGGATAAGAAAGTAGAGTATTACAACACTGTCCTTGACGAGATGCGTGGCGGATACAATGACGATTACAGCGAACGTGGAAGAAAACGTGACAGCATGGGGAGATACAGTTCAAATGATGGCAGAATGATGCCGGATTACGACAGAGGTAGTTCTTATGCCAGACGTGGTGAACATTATGTCAGAGGGCATTACAGCCGTTCTGACGGACGAGATGCCTACGATGATTACATGACGCAAAAACAGAGCTATCGCTCCGGTAAGTCTGAAGACTGCAAAAGAAAGATGCTTGCCGCTCTGGAAGAGCATTTGGATGAACTCACAACAGAAATGAGTGATATGTCTAAGGACGCAGAATGCCGGGAGGAACGTGATCTTGTCAAGAGATATGTAGAAAAGCTCCGTGATATGCTCTAAAAACGTAAAAGTGGTAGAGAGGTAGTTAAAAGAAATCTGTTATAATGTAATTGTGCAGCAGGAAGCACAAGTAAAACGGTTGTTTTTGACATTTTCGTTTTAATCCTCCTTTCTTTAATTTTTATAGCTGGTGCGCACGCTTTAATGGAAAGTTAAACAGGTTCGAATCCTGTCGTGCGTATTTGTCATCTGGCACGCAAGATGGCTCACCTCCTTGATTAAGGTTTTTGTTATTCATACTTTTCTTTTAAAAAAAAAGAAATAAATATCCGAAACAACTCGTGGCAGGCATGACACGTTAAACACCTTGCTAACCCGGGAATCCGGGTTAAGGGCAGGATGGAGAAGCGGAATCTCGCAAGGTTCATACCCTTGAGAACGGCGGTTCAAATCCGTCTCCTGCAATTACCTTGCCAGTGGTCTAACTGGCTTAATCCATTTACCTGCGGCGGCAGGTCAATAAACACGACCAGGAGGATATATATGCAGAAACTTATTGACACATTAAAATCATTTGGAATTGAAATCCCGGAGGATAAACAGGCAGATGTAAAGAAAGCACTTTCTGAGAATTACAAGAACGCAAAGGAAGTTGCAAAAACTCTGTCAAAAGTCGAGGGTGAACGTGATGACTGGAAAGAACGCGCTGAGACAGCAGAAGAAACTTTGAAAGGTTTTGACGGTATCGACCCGGCGAATGTTAAAAGCGAGTTAGAGACTTGGAAGCAGAAAGCGGCAGATGCAGAGAAAGAGTTCAATGCAAAAATCTATGAAAGAGATTTTGACGATGCTCTTAAAACTGCATTGGAAAATGTTAATTTTTCATCTCCGGCGGCTAAAAGGTCTGTTACTGCTGATATCAAATCAGCTGGTCTTAAGCTTAAGGACGGAAAGATTCTTGGACTTAATGATTTGCTTGAACAGATGAAACAGGATGAACCTGATACATTTGTAGATGAATCACAGCAGCAGGCTCAGCAGAACCAGGCAAGATTTGCAACATCGAGGATTGGACATCAGCAGACACCGGGAAGCATGACTAAAAAAGATATCGAAGCAATCAAAGACCCGTCCGAAAGACAGGCTGCAATCGCTCAGAACATCCAGCTATTCCAGTGATTTTTACACCGACTATACGCCAGAGTATAGCCGCTAACCCAATACCTTAACAATTATGGGTAGAAAGGATTTTTTTATGGCAGCAAAAGTTAATCTTATTATGAGCAATGATATTCAGGTCACAGCACGTGAGATTGATTTTGTTACCAGATTCGAAAGAAACTGGCAGCACTTACGTGATATTCTGGGCATCATGAGACCTATCAAAAAACAGCCCGGTGCTGTACTGAAATCTAAATACGCAGAGGGTACTTTACAGAGCGGAAATGTTGGTGAGGGCGAGGAAATCCCTTACAGCAAGTTTACCGTAAAAGAAAAGACCTATGCAGAAATGACTATCGAGAAGTACGCAAAGGCTGTATCTATCGAAGCGATTAAGGATCACGGTTACGAGAACGCTGTTCAGATGACCGATGATGAATTCCTTTTCCAGCTTCAGACTGATGTTACCGGCAGATTCTATGACTATCTGAAAACCGGTACACTTACTTCCACAGAAACCACATTCCAGATGGCTCTGGCAATGGCCAAGGGTCGTGTTGAGAACAAATTTAAGCAGATGCACAGAAACGTGACTGGCGTTGTTGGATTTGTCAACATTCTGGACGTATATGAATACCTTGGAGCAGCTGAGATTACTATTCAGAGTCAGTTCGGATTTCAGTACATGAAAGATTTTATGGGATTCAATACCATTTTTCTGTTATCTGACAGCGAGATTTTAAGAGGACAGGTTATTGCTACCCCTGTCGAGAACATTGTACTTTACTATGTTGACCCGAACGAATCTGACTTCGCAAGAGCAGGACTTGTATACACCGTATCTGGCGAGACAAACCTGATCGGGTTCCATACACAGGGCAACTACCACACAGCAGTGTCCGAAGCGTTTGCAGTTATGGGACTTACTCTTTTTGCGGAATACATTGACGCAATCGCAGTAATCACCATTGATGAGACACCAACACTTGGTACTCTGGCAGTAACATCTGTGGCCGGAACAGCAACCGGTAATACAAAAATCACTGTAAATCCAGCTAAAGAAAACGCCAACAACGTATATAAATACAAAGTTGCAGCAGAGGCAGTAACTGTTGGATACGGACAGAATCTCAGAAACTGGAGCACTTGGGATGGAAAAGCCGATATCACAGCGGCAACTGGACAGAAGATCACAGTAGTTGAATGCGATGGAACATACAAAGCACTGAATGCCGGAAGTGCAAATGTAACAGCAAAATCATAAACACAGGAGGTAACTGGCATGGCTTATGCAGATTATAAATTCTATACAGAATCATTCGGCAATGTCGTGCCAGAAACCGACTTCCCACGACTGGCAGAAAAAGCTAGTGATTTTATAGACGCAATGACGTTTGACAGACTGGTGGATGGACTGCCAGAAAATGAACGCTCACAGAAGCGCATCAAAAAGGCGGTCTGTTCATTGGCTGAATTAATGTATCAGATTGAGCTTGCTGAAAAGAATGCTATCAATCAGGCATCGGCAAATGTAACCGACATAAATGTCGGGAACATCTCAACAGGCATTGTAACATCTGTATCTTCTGGCAGTGAATCCATCTCTTACGCAACACCTCAACAGATTGGGGCGAGTGCAAAAGAATGGAGCGCGGTATATGCCGCCGCCGGAGATGCGCAGAAAACGAACGACTTACTCTTAAAGACGGCTTTGCCGCTTCTGATGGGAGTAAGGACGGATGATGGCATACCGATATTGTATGCGGGAGTGTGAGTATGAAATATGTACGAATAAAACCGACTATAATTGAAGCTATTCAGTGTTTTGCCACTCCTAAAGGTATAGCTCAAATTGAAAAATTTGTTGGCAATTCGGTAAAAATTAATAACAAATTTAACCCACCTAACATTGAGATTTCCGCATATCCTGCTCCATTTAGAGATGGCGAAATGGCTGATTCGGTACTCGTAGAGCCTGGGGATTACGTCTTGTGTGATGAAGAAGGATATTTCGATACAATGACAAAGGATGAGTTTGAAGAAGAATTTAAGGAGGTATCTGAATAATGGACATTTCAACATTAGGCTCATGTATCGCAATCGTTATGATTTGCTACATCGTAGGAATGGGCTGTAAAGCATCAAAAAGAATATCTGATGAATGGATTCCAGTAATCATGGCGGTTATTGGCGGAATTCTCGGAGCTGTCGGAATGGGAGTTATCCCGGATTTCCCGGCATCGGACTATATCACGGCGGTTGCAGTCGGTATGTTTAACGGATTGTCGGCTACTGGTGTGAATCAGGTTATTAAGCAGACAGTGCAGAAAGAATAATTAAGGAGAGGGTATCATGTATAGCAAAACTGTGACGATTTTTGATTATTATGAATCAGCCACGACAGGAGATGCATACTGGTATCCTCATGTTTTATCCGGTGTTGACCTCATTACGGACAAGGGGGCAATTCTTAAAAAGTACGGACCAGACGCAACTGACAACGCACAGTTACACATTCGTTATACTGTTCAGAATGGCGATATAACCATTACTGACAAGAATGGTAAGGTTCTCCCATGGGTGCCAGTTAAAGAGTGGAAAAGGCAGATTAACAACGCTCTGGAAGACACTATTACATTCTCAGATGAATCATTCTTCTGGGAGGGTGAGTGGACTGGTGGAACGGTATCTGATGGTGATTATCGGAATGGATTCTACCAGTACATGAATGAGAACAAGGACAACGTGTTTAAGATTACCAGTGTAGGCGGTCCGTATACGCTGATTCCACATTTTGAGATTCTGGGTAAGTAATATGAGTAAGATTCATCATTTCAAAGGATTCTCCATAGTCGATGGAGATATGAAAATCAAGCTGAATATGGACAGGTTTTCCAGACAGTATCAAGAAGCCCAGTATCTCCTTGACGGAATGGTTATGGACAGCATGGTTCCATTTATGCCAATGATTACCGGAAATTTTATCAATCGGACAAGAGTTGAGAGTACATCTTTGCAAGGAACTGGGAAAGTATGCGCGGCGGCGGCTCCTTATGGGCGTTTTCTGTACGAGGGGAAAGGAATGGTTGATGAAGCAACTGGAAGTCCCTACGCAAGACGTGGAGCAAAGAAAGTTCTTGTTAGTCAGTTTTCTGGTCAGACAGCCGCAAAGGAAAATCTTGAATACACCAAACAAATTCACCCACAGGCACAAGCAAAGTGGTTCGATGCCGCTAAACGACAATACGGCGACACATGGATTCGTAAAGTAAAAGCACAGGCAGGAGGTGGCAGACATGGCGGATAAACCTATCGGAAAAGATGCAACTGGATATGAGATTCTGACAGATGCCATGAAAGCACTTCTAAACCAGTATCCAGGGTTATACGAAAATGAAACAATCAAGTTTGAAGAACTCGGCAAAGAATCAGGAATTGCGTTCTCGGCAGACAACGGGGCGTTGATCTATTCAGAGAAAGAAGACGTTTGCGGAACGATGCATCAGGTATGTCAGTACCCATTTTACGTGGTATATCGTACAGCATCTGACAAAGAAAGGCAGAAACTATCTGTTCAGAAGTTCCTTGACAATCTCGGTAAATGGATATGCCGGGAACCAGTTATTATAAATGGCTCTGAGACGCGTTTAAATGTGTTTCCAGAGCTTTCACAGGGGCGAGTGATAAAACGTATCACACGTGACAACTCCTATGGTTTAGAACCGCAGGAGAGCGGCGTACAGGACTGGTTGTTACCATTGTCGGTGCGCTACGAAAATACTTACGAAGCAATATAACAAGTAACAACCGGCTATCAATTGGAGATAGTCGCTAACCTACACAGCCTTTTAAAGTTATAGGCAGAAAGGACATTTCTATGCCAGTTACAGGAAAAATTGACCGTAAATATATGGCTCATTATATCGACGCAGGCTCCCTCTGCGGAGGACTGACGCCGAAATATGAGCGTCTTGGAAAAGACCTGGAAGAGTACAATGTAGAACTCAATCCAGACACTGAAACATCTAAAAACATTCTTGGAGAATCCACATTTAAACATAACGGCTACGAAGTTTCTTCTGACGCTGATCCATTCTATGCAGACACTACTTCTGATCTGTTCACAGCATTGCAGAAGATCGTAGACAACAGATACAAAGACGATAATCTCAAAACAAAAGCAGTTGAGGTCCATCTCTGGACGGAAGCTACAGCAGGCAAGTATGAAGCATATCAGCAGGATTGCTACGTTGTGCCGACAAGCTACGGTGGTGATACATCCGGCTATCAGATTCCGTTTACCGTGAACTATGTTGGCGAACGTGTAAAAGGAAAATTTGACATCAGTTCCGGTGCATTCACGGCTGACAGCGAATAAGCACATATACAAGGAGGGCACGCCAAATGGCAAAAGTAATTAATACAAAAATTGATGATGGAATTCTCATTTTCACATTCACAAATAACGAAGACGAAGTTTTTTCTTCTTTCAAACTGAACCCGACTGATATCAATGTAGCAGCACGTGCAGAGGAACTGACGGAATACTTTGAGCAGCTTAAAGATTCTATTCAGAAAGTCACTTCTGGTAAAGAAATGGCTGAATTCAATAAACAGATCGAAGACAAAATCAATTACCTGCTCGGATATGAAGCATCAAAAGACCTGTTTAAGGAGCCGATCACGGCAACTACCGTGTTCGGAAATGGTCAGGTATTTGCTTATATCGTTCTGGATAAGATCGCAGAAGCAATCGCACCGGAAATTGAAAAGAGAAAGAAAAAAATGCAGGAAGCGGTCAATAAGTACGTGGAGAAATATACAAAATGACCGCCTATGAGCTACCCACCTCACTGAACATAAGTGGGGTGGATTTTTCTATCAGAACGGATTTTCGAAAAATAATAGGCATATTAATCGCTCTTGGAAATCCGAATTTTAGCAATGAAGCGAAAGCAATAATTGCTGTTCAGATAATGTACGAAAAATGGTGGGAGATACCAGAAGAAAATTTAAACGAAGCTCTTCAAAAAGCTTATGAGTTTATCGACTGTGGACAGTCGGACGATAATCCAAACCGCCCCAAGCCCCGATTAATGGACTGGGAACAGGATGGAGATATGATTATTCCGGCGGTAAACAAAGTTGCCGGCAAAGAAGTCAGAGCCGTACCGTATATGCACTGGTGGACGTTCTTCGGATATTTCATGGAATCCGGTGAATGCCTGTTCAATACAGTTGTTGGAATCCGGTCAAAAAAGGCAAAAGGCGAACGCCTGGATAAATGGGAAAAGAAATTCTATCAGGAAAATAAGAATATTATTGACATAAAAACACGTCTCAGCGATGAAGAGCAAGCTTATAAAGATAAGCTGAATGAGATGTTGGACCTCAAATAGTTAGGAGGTGGACACATGGCTGCTGATGGCTCAGTCATTATTGATACCAGAATGGACACATCAGGTGTACAAAACGGCGTATCAGCAATCAGGCAGTCTTTTAACGGACTTGGCAGCGTAGTAAAAAAAATAGGCATACTGATTGGCGGAGCATTCGCAATTAGGAAACTGGCTCAGTTTGGGAAAGAGTGCGTAGAACTTGGTTCTAATCTGGCAGAAGTACAGAACGTGGTTGATGTTACATTTACCACAATGTCGGATAAGGTCAATGAATTTGCAAAGAATGCCATGACCTCGGCCGGATTATCTGAAACAATGGCGAAACAGTATGTCGGAACGTTCGGAGCAATGTCTAAGTCGTTCGGATTCTCAGAAGCGCAGGCTTACGACATGTCAACGGCTCTGACACAGTTAACTGGCGATGTGGCATCATTTTATAATATCAGTCAGGACTTAGCCTATATCAAACTGAAATCAGTGTTTACAGGTGAAACGGAAACACTCAAGGACCTCGGTGTGGTAATGACCCAGTCGGCGCTTGACCAGTTCGCGCTGGCAAATGGCTATGGTAAAACCACATCCGCCATGACTGAACAGGAGAAAGTGGCTCTCCGCTTGGCTTTTGTACAGAAACAGTTGTCTGCCGCATCTGGTGACTTTATCCGTACTTCAGACAGCTGGGCGAACCAGGTAAGAGTAATGCAGTTACAGCTGCAATCTCTCAAGGCGACAGTTGGACAGGGATTAATCAATCTCTTCACTCCTGTTTTGAGAGTTATTAATATTTTGCTGGGCAAACTGGCAACTCTGGCAAATGCCTTCAAGTCATTTACGGAATTAATCACCGGAAAGAAATCATCTGGCCAGACAGGCGCAAGTGGTGCAGGTCTTGTCGGAACAGATGCAATAGCTGATACGGCAGACCAATATGGAGATGCTGCCAACAATGCCGAAAAGCTGGCAGATGCGACAAATGATACAGCAGATGCAACTAAGAAAGCTACTAAGGCGGCAAAAGGATATCTTAGTCCTCTTGACGAAATAAATAATTACTCAACGGATAAAAGCACAGATTCATCGTCAAAAGTACCGGGCGCAACCGGCGGACTTACAGATCAGATGAAAGATGCTGTACAAAATGTTGATTATGGAAAATTGGCAGAGGGTGAGACAGTTCTTGATAAAATGTCAAAACCGCTAAAAAAGATAATCGACAGATTTAAACAGTTGGCTAAGTTAATCGCAAAAGGATTCTGGGATGGATTAGGAGATTACGAACCAATTCTTGACGGAATAAAAAAGGATCTCGATTCCATATGGAAATCTTTAAAGGATATCTTTACTGATTCAGAAGTTACTAAAGCAGCAAATAATTTTCTTGATTCATTTGCATATGCAATTGGACAAGTTGCCGGTTCATTTGCCAGAATTGGATTGACAATTGCACAAAACATTATAGGCGGAATTGAAAAGTTTTTAAAGCAGAACACGCAAAGAATAAAGAACTATCTGATAGATATGTTCAATATCGGCTCTGAAATTTCGCAAATCGCAGGGAATCTTGCAGTCGCCTTTGCGGATGTTTTCTCAGTTTTTGGTGGAGAAACCGCACAGCAGATTACTGCGGATTTAATCGGAATCTTTGCTGAAATCGGAATGGTTCTTACAGAAACGGCTGCAAAACTTGGCAGAGATATCCTTAACATGATTGCGCAGCCTTTTATCGACAACAAGGACATTTTAAAGTCAGCAATCGAGGGTAGTCTCGGAGTAATAGAAACCGTAACAAGCGGCGTCTTAACAGCTGTTCAAAACCTTAGTGATGCAATATCGAGGTTATACGATGAACATGTAAAACCGTTCTTTGATTCTATAGCAGATGGATTATCAAGCATATTTGAAACTCTGATAACCGGATATAACACATACATTCTTCCGGTGTTACAAGGACTGGCAGAACAAATCAAAGGGCTATTAGAGGGACCATTAGGGGACGCAATTTTAAAGATAGAAACATTTCTCGGAAAACTCATTGATTCTCTGAAACTTCTGTGGGAGTCGGTGTTAGTTCCTTTAATTAACTGGATAATCGCGAATTTGCTTCCGGTTGTTGCAAAGATAATTGATGTTGTAGGCACCGTAGCGATAAAAGTCATAAAATCATTAATTAAAATAATTGGTGATGTAGCAGACACGCTGAGTGGAATCATTGATTTTCTTGTCGGCGTTTTCACGGGAGACTGGGAACTGGCTTGGCAGGGAATAAAAGAGATTGCGGATGGAGCATGGAGTTTTATCAAAGATGTTGTGTCAGGTGCGTG